AGAGCGGCCCGCACTCCACGAGGGCGAAGACACCGACCTCAAAGAGCCGAAGGAATCCGATTTCGACAACTGGCTCGCCTATCAGCGTGCCCTGCAGCAATACGATTCCCGCAAGGCGTACCGCGAGGAACGCAAGCGCGAGGCGCAGTTGCAGCAACAGGGCGCAGCCCAGCGCGAGCATGAAGACCGGATTCGGACCTACAATCGCAACCTCGATCAAGTCCGTGATCGGGTGCCCGACTTCGACCGCGTAATAGCGGACGCCCGGGAAAACCCGATATCGGACGCGGCGCAGGAATTGATCCTCGAAAGCCAGAAAGGGCCTTTGCTGGCCTACTACCTGGCAAAGAACCCGGATCGCCTGGCCGAACTCAACCGAATGTCCCCGACAGCAGCGGCCCGAGAAATCGGCCGGCTGGAGGCCCGCATTCGAGCCCCGACACCAAGAGCCAAGACGAACGCCAAGCCCCCGCCGAAACCGCAACGCGGATCCGGCGGAACCTCGCCAGCGAAAAACCCGGCCAACATGAGCATGGCCGAATACAACGCATGGCGCGACAAGGGCGGCGGCTGACGCCTTGGCCGGCAGCGGACTGAACATCCGCGAAAGGCCATCCAATGACTGCCTCGAATACCCTCCTGACCCCCACGGTCATCGCCAAGGAGGCGCTTCGCCTCCTCGACAACAACCTCGTGCTCGGCTCGCTCGTCAATCGGGCGTATGAGGACGAATACGCCAAGAAGGTGAACGGCTACAAGGTCGGCGCCACCGTCGAAGTGGATCGCCCCGTCCGCTACACCGTGCGAACCAACGCGACGGCGAGCCCGCAGAACTCGATCAGTTCGGCGGTCAACATCGTCGTCAACAAGGTCGCCGGCGTCGATCTCCAGTTCTCCACGACCGACCTAACGCTGAACGTCTCCCGGTTCAGCGAGAAGTACCTCAAGTCCGCGATGGTCCAGATCGCCAATCAGGTCGATATGGACATTGCCAAGCTCTATCAACAGGTATGGAACTGGGTCGGCACGCCGGGCCAGACGATCAACTCTATCCCCGATTTCTTCCTTGCGCCGCAGCGCATGGATGAAATGGCGGTTCCGAAGGGCGAGCGGTGCGGGTTCCTGTCGCCGGCCGACAACTACGGCCTGCTTGGCAACCTGACCGGCCTGTATATGCAGGGCACCAACAAGACCGCCCTGGAAAAGGCCAAGCTGCCCGAGATGGCCGGCATCGATCTGTACGATTCGCAGAACGTGCAGACCCTGACTTGCGGAACGCGAACGGGCGGTTCTCCGGTCGCCAACGTCACCACGCAGGTCACGACCTACGCGGGCGGCGCCGCCTTCGACAACTCCCAGACCCTGAACGTCACCGGCGCGGCCCCGACCACGACCGGAACGATCAAGGCCGGCGAGGTCTTCACGCTGGCGAGCGTCTACGCGGTCAACCCCGTCAGCAAGGCGGTCATGCCGTACTTGCAGCAGTTCACGGTGTTGGCCGATGCGACGGTCGCCGGTGACGGCACGGTGGCCCTGACGATCTCCCCGCAGATCATCTCATCGGGCGCCTACCAGACCGTCTCTGGCGTCGGCACCTCGCAGGCGCTGACCTTCATGGGCACGGCCTCGACCGGCTATTCCCAGAATATCGTGTTCCACCGTGACGCATTCGCGCTGTGCTGCGTCCCGATGGCCTTGCACGAAGGCATGGTGAACCCCGCCCGCGAGACCTACAAGGGCCTGAGCCTTCGCGTCGTCCCGTACTATGACGGTACGAATGACTTGGGCAACTGGCGCTTGGATGTCCTCTACGGCACCAAGACGGTTTATCCCGACCTCGCCACTCGCATCTCGGGCACCGCGTAAGCAACAGGGGCGCCGGGGCATCCCGGCGCCCTCTCTCCATTCGAGGGCACGACGATGACAGCAACCATCCTCGACGGCGGCAGCGGTGGGATAAGCCTCGGCCTGTCGTCCTCCGATCTGATTTCGTTCCATAACGCAACGCCGACGGCCCAGCGTTCGGGCGCCGCTCAGGCCGCAGTCGCTACCACGGGATCCGCTGCAAGCACTGGGACCGTGTACGGGTACACCACGGCGGCTCAGGCTGACGCCATCGTGGCATTGCTCAATGAAATTCGCGCCGCGCTGGTCGCGAAGGGCCTTATCGCGGGTGCATGATGAAAAGCCAAAACGATCTGATCGACCGGATTGTATCGGACCTCAACATCGCCGGCATTGGCGTTGACCTTGAGCCGGCGGTGTTGGAGGACTTGATCGGCCGCACGCAATCGCTGGCGGATGACCTCAACGCCCGGCGCATCGCCTACATTCCCGATGTCAATCAGCTCGATGACGGGGCCTTCGAATCCATCGTCATATTCATGGCGGCGATGATCGGCCCCGGCTACGGGCGCCAGGCGATCGACCCGGCAACCAAGGAGATCATGGAGAACGCGATCAAGAGCGCATGCCGGACGACGGCGCCGCGTCGGACACTCTCGACCGATCCGTTCCTGCGGCAGGGTTCGCGCCGCGTCTATTCTCCGTTCACCTTCACCAACGGCTGACATGGCTGCTATCACCTTTCCCACGTCATCGTCGCCCGGCAAAGTCCCGCACGAGGGCGGCGGCCGGCTGGTCAATGTCTATTGGGAAGCCCTGGCGGCCAATGCGAGAGGACAGCGGGTCTGGCGCCGGGCGCCGGGGCTGGCGGCATGGTCGGCCGCGACCGGCCAGACGGGACACAGGGGCTCGATCCTGATCGGCTCCAGCCTGTTCAGCGCGTTTTCCGGCAATGCGAGCTACTTTAGCTCGGCCGGCGCAATCACAAACATCGGAACGCTGACCGGTACACGGGGCGTGTTCTGGGCGCGCAACCTGAAGGTTCCGACGCCTGATCTGGTCGTGGTCGATCCCGACAACGGGGCGTCAATCGTCACGTCATCCAGCGTGGCGAGCTACAACGCGTCCGGCATCCTGCCGCAGCCTAATTCGGTCTGCTTCCAAGACGGGTATTTCTTCTTCACGATTGGCGACGGGCGATGCTTTGCGACCGACCTCAATGCCACGACCATGAACGCTCTGACGTTCATCACCTGCGAGGGCAAGTCCGGGAGCCTCCTGCGGGCGATCCCGTTCACCGATCTGTACCTGTTCAAGACGGATTCGATTGAGGTCTGGCACGATACCGCCGAAACGGCGCCGGCCTTCCCGTATTCGCGATTGAAGGTCATCCCCAAGGGCCTGTTGAGCCGCTATGGCGTGTCCGGGTTCGAGGACGGATTTGCCAAGGGCATCGTGTTTGTCGGCTCGGATCGCGTCGTCTATGCCCTGAACGGGTACACGCCAGTCAAGGTTTCAACCCCGGACGTTGATCGGGCAATCGACGCATACATTGACGGCGGCGGAAGTGCGGACGGGATCCAGATGTTCCCGTATATCGTCGGGGGGCATTCCGTCGTCGTCATGACCTCTCCGAGTTGGACGTGGTTTTTCGACATTGACACTGTGAGTTGGTTCGAGCGGGCGAGCTATCAGGCGGTCAACTGGCGGGCGAACTTCTCCCTGTTCGCTTTCAACAAGTGGTTGGCCGGCGACAGCGTTTCGAACACCCTCGTCCAGATCACCGAAAGCGCGCTGACGGAGGTCGGCAGTCCGCTGGCGTTCTGGGCCGAGAGCGGCCCAGTATCGGACTTCCCGCAGCGCATGGCGGTGCCAATGGCGACTTTCGACATGGCCCAGGGCGTCGGGATCGCCACGGGCGCCGATCCCATCGCGACCGATCCGACCGCTGAGATATCGTATTCGGACGACGGCGGCGTGAACTGGACGAACTCGCGCCTGCTCAAACTCGGGCGGCAGGGCGAGACGCGCGATCCGCTGAAACTTCCCAAGTGCGGCATGACCAAGACGATGGGGCGTCGCTGGCGCGTCGTCGTGACTGACCCGGTGAATGTGGAACTGATCGCGGCCGATCAGTTGAGCGAGGTCCGCACCGCATGACCGTCGCCATCCCCAAAGCCCCGCCGATGCCGGATATCGAGCATCCCGTGGTCGATCCGCAGACCGGCAAGATGAATATCGAATGGTACAAGTTCTTTTCCCGCTACGAGCGCATATGGCGGGCATTGATCCTGGCCGCTGGCGGAACACCGTGAGGTAATACAATGGGTTTGTTCGACATTTTTTCCGACGAGAACGCGCAAGACGCCGCTGCCGCGCAGAAGGCGGGTCTGGATGCGGCCTATAACCAGGCGTCAGGCTCGCTGAATAGCGGCCTCGGCACGGCGACGAACTACTACAACACGGCATTGAGCGGATACGCGCCGCTATCGCAGACGGCGAACCAAGGCGCGACGGCCTACGCCAACGCGATGGGCCTGAACGGCGCATCCGGCAATCAAGCCGCCATGTCGCAGTTCCAGCAGGGACCGGGCTATCAGTACCAACTCGGGCAGGGGCTCAACGCCATTGATCGTGGCGCGGCGGCGCGAGGGACGTTGAGCAGCGGCGGCACGCTGGCGGCCGAACAGCAGTACGGGCAGAACCTCGCCAATCAGGGCTGGCAGCAAAACCTTTCGAACCTGTCCGGCTACAACACGATGGCGCCGCAGATCGCCGGGGCGCAGGCCGGGATAAATACCAACCTCGGCAATCTCAACTATTCCAACGCCAACAGCCTCGCCAACATGGGATGGAACCAGCAGACCGGCATCGGCAACGCCAACGCCAATGCCGACCTCGCCAAGAACACCGCCAGCGCCAATATGTGGGGCGCGCTGATGGGCGGGGCTAACCTCTTGGCCGGCGGGATGGGGTTCGGTGGGTTTGGTGGCGGAAGCGCAAACACGGGCAGCGGCAGTACGGCGATGTCCCCGGGGCAAACCGGATGGTCGAACTTCGGCACCGGTGGCACGTCCTATCCCATGTTCGCCGCTGGCGGTCGCCCCCCGGTCGGCCGCGTCAGTGTTGTGGGCGAAAAAGGCCCGGAACTGTTCGTTGCCGACCGCCCCGGAACCATCATCCCGAACAATGTCGCCCGCACGATGGGCGACTTCGGCGCCCGCAAGGCAAAGATGAAAGCGGCGGCCAAGGCCAACGGCAAGCGGTTAGGCGAGGCATTCAGCGGAAAGAAGGCGGCCTGAGATGTTCGAATCGAACGTCAACGCTCCGAGCGGCGTCAGCTACGCGCCGCCGGTCGTCAACTTCTCGTCTCTTGGCGAACTCCTCGATTCCTACGGGAAGGGCGTCAAGACGCGGCAGGAAACCGACCTCGCGAACAACCTCAAGAACATTCCGTCCGATCCGAACGGCGGCGTTGACTACAACAAGCTGTCGCAAATCTACATGCAGGGCGGCAATCCGAACGCGGGGGTTGCGCTCTCCAATCTCGCGCTCCAGAGGCAGAACCAGGCGCAGGCGTTGCCGCTGATCAGTGGGGCCTTTGGCGACGGGCTCCCGGGCGGAACGGCGTCGGCCGCTGGCCCGGCGGCGGCCGGCGGCGACTATTTCTCCAAGCTCGCGGCGCGCGAGAGCGCCAACAATCCGGCGGCCGTTTCGACGGCGCCCGGATCGCACGCGACCGGAACCTACCAGTTCCAGCCGGGGACGTGGACGCAAGTCGCTTCGGCAAACCCGTCGCTCGGCCTGACGCCGGAAGGCATCACCGATCCGACCCAGCAGTACAAGGCCGTCCGGGCTTTCACCGACTCCAACCGGGCCTCGCTCAAGGCGTCTGGCTTCGACCCCAACGACCAGAACGCCTATCTGGCGCACTTCCTCGGGGCTCAAGGCGCGACCAAGTTCCTCACCGGGGCGGCGCAGAACCCCGACCAGCCGGCGGCGGCACTTGCATCGCCTGCGGCTGTGAAGGCCAACCAGTCGTTGTTCTTCGATCCGAGCGGCAAGCCTGTATCAGCGAAGGACTTCTACACAAACCTGACCAAAGACTTCGCCCCGCAGGCAGCAGCGCAGCCCCAGCAGGCGCAGGGCGGCATTCCCCCGCAGGTGCAACGCCTGATGCAGATCGGGGCCTATCTGTCCTCGCAGGGCAACCCGGCGGGTGCTGTGCTCGTTCAGGCCGGCATGGAGATGCTGCGGGAGAACAAGCCGACGTTGATCAAGACGGGGACCAGCCCGTTCACGGGCCAAATATCTCATGTTTGGGCGCGCCCAGGGGAAACTGTTGGCACGCCGGTAAGCGCCCCCGGCGGGGGCGGAACGGGCGGCGGCGGCTTATTGGCGAAGGGCGTGACGGAGCCAAATTCCGACCTCGTTGGTGATGCCTACTTGGCGCAGTTTTCGCCGGAAGTCCAAGCCGGGATCAAGAACGATCTGTCCGGCGCGGCACAGATTTCGAGCAATCCGCGCTTGCGAGCCTACGAATCCCAGGTCAAGCAATGGGCGCAGAAGTATGCCGGCGACAAGGGAATACCGTACAATGAGGCGATGTTTCCCGCCCGCCGCGCCCAATTCCTTGAGTTGCAGAAGGGTTCGTCATCTTCGCTCGGCGGCCAGATTGCCTCCGGACAGAACAGCGCCGAGCATCTTGCAAATGCGTCCGACGCGGCTGTCAGGTTGAACAACGCCAATGCGTCATGGGAGCCAACGATACTCGCCCATGGCATCAATTCCGTTCGCGGTCAGAGCCAGGCGCAGGCTAACGTAATCAACGAACTGGAGCGCGAGGCGAGCATATATGGCGGCGAGCGCACGAAGGCGCTGACCGGCAGCCCAGGCACCAATGAAGAACGCCAGGTCATGGCCGAGAAGTTCGGCGGCGGGAAACTCAGCAATCCCGAAATGGCGGGCCTCCTGCGTGGTGAACTGACGCAATTGCTAGGCGCGCTGCGGACGCAAGAGCGCAGGATTTTGCAGACAAATGGCCCTGATGTCTTGAAGCAATACCCCGTCTTCACGGACGAGACCAAGGCGCATATCCAAAGGCTAGAAGACAACATTGCTCTTCTTGAGGGCAAAGCACCAAAAGCCTCCACGCCAGGATACAAAGGCGAGCGGGGCCAAGGCGTGGCCCTCAGCCCGCCATCCATGCAGTCGGTTTTGTTCCTTCGGAGCCATCCCGACACCAAGGCCGATTTTGATGCCCGATACGGCGCCGGGGCTTCTGACATGGTGCTTGGGAAGAAATAGATGGGCAACGTTTACGACGACATAGACCCTCCCAAAGCGCCGGCAACAACAGCGTCGGACGCTATCCCGCCAGATCAAGCAATATCCGCCCCGGCCGCCTTCGCTCATCACGCCGTTAACAGCGCCTTTGGCGGGTTTGGCGACGAACTGACCGGGTTGGCAAACGTCTCGGAACACCCCATTGGTCACAATCCGCTTTCTGGCCTTGCCATTCTTGGCGTCAGGAAGGCCATGGATGCGCTCGGGGTTGGCGGTGGCGGTCTCTACGAGACAGCGCAGAAACGCTACCAGGAAGGCCGGGACCGCGTTCGCGAATCCCTTAAAGCGGGCGAGGAGCAGAACCCGATAGCATCGGGCGCCGGGTCTCTGACGGGCGCCATTGCTACGCTCCCGCTTATGCCGGAAATGTCCATCCTCAATGTGCCAAAGGTTGCCGGTGCGACGCTCGTCGGAAAGACCGGAAACCTGCTGGCTCGATCCGGAGCCAAGGCCGCCAACTCGGCGGCGGCTGGCGGGGCCTTTGGTGCCGTACAGGGTGCCGGCGAGGGCGAAGGGATCCAAGACACGGCCGAGAAGGCATTGACCGGAGCAGCCATCGGCGGCGTGACCGGTGGCGTAGCATCTCCGGTGCTCGATGCTCTTGGGACGGTAGGGCAGGGCGTCGTAAACAAGGTTCGGGCGCTCAACAACCCGGTACAGGAAGGCGAGCGGCGGGTGGCGGCGGCCTTCGGTGCCGACTATCCGACCCGGCCAAATATGATCGACAAGGCGGCCGACGTGATCGAGGCGGGGCAGCGCGAGGGTCAACCGCTCGTGCTGGCCGATACCGGCGGCGATGTCGTCCGGTCGCTTGCGCGGTCAGCGGCCGACACGTCTCCCGATGCAAAGCAGGCTCTTAACGTCGCGACCGGCCCCCGGTTCCAGGACCAAGGCGAGCGACTGTCAAAGGAAATTCAGGGGATTGTCGGAGGAAATCCGGATTCGACGGTTGGTCGCGAACAGTTGGTTCAGGAAGCGCGCCGCCTCAATGCAGGGAACTACAACAAAGCCTATGAGGCGGGAGACCGCGAGATCAAGTCCCCGGTCCTGGAGCAATTGACGAGTTCGCCCGACGTTATCAGCGCGATGCACTCTGCCGTGAACAACTGGAAGGCATGGCAGGTTGCTGACGGCTTCGGTGGGGTCAACCCCGGAGCGACCATCAAAAATGGGCTGCTGAAATTCAACGGCGGCCAGACCGGCGTTCCAGTCTACCCGAATATCCAGTTTTGGGACTACGTGGCGCGCGATCTGGCTGACAATGCCCGATCAGCCCGCGACGCCGGAAAGATGCAACTGGCGGCGAGGTACGGCAAGCAAGAGCAGATGATCAAGGCCGAACTCGACAAGCAGGTGCCCGAGTTCCAAACGGCGCGGCGCGGGGCGGCCCAGGCGTTTGGCGCGGACGATGCTTTGACCGCGGGAGAGGAATTTGCCACTTCGCGCATGTCCAATAGCGAGGCGCGCGACGCCATCGCAAGAATGAACCCGGCCGAGCGGGAACTGTTCACAACCGGATTTGCATCAAATCTCCTCAAGGCGATGCGAGAAGTTCAACTAGCTGATCGCTCGACGGTGGCCAAGCGAGCGTTCCTTACTTCGCCGGCCGCTCGCGAGCGGATAGAAATGGCGCTCGGCCCGCAAGGAGCGCGGCGGCTTGAAATGCAGGTGACGCTAGAGACGCTGATGGAAAAGACCCGCGCGGCGGTCCAAGGCGGGTCACATACGGCGGAATACCTAGCGAATGCGGGGCTTGCTGGCGGCGGGTATTCCTTCGCCACTGGCGACACGGATTTTTCGCACATCGGAGCCGCTGCCATGACCGGCGCGCTCATGAAACACGGCGGGAAGATGATTGATACCCGCGTGGCACGCCGGGTAGGCGAGTTACTTTCGAGCGATGACCCCGAGGCTATCCGCCAAGCGGTCAAGATGGTTTCCAGCAGTCCCAAACTCATGGATGCAGTCCGCCGTACTGACGGGGCCATGAGCCGGTTTGCCGCCAGTAGCGCCCCGAGCATCACGGGACCATCGGCCATAGCGCAGGATCAACAGCAGGAAAGCGGCGCTCGCTAGTTCCGGGCGCCATAGAAATATCAGCGTTAAAGCCAGCCGCGCCCACGTAGCGCGGCTTTTTCTTGAGGACAGCATGGCCGGTTCAATCACCTTAAGCATGTCGCAGCAGTTCAACAGCAACGGCAAGCCGTTGATCGGCGGCAAAGTCTACTTCTACGCCGCCAATACTACCGCGCCGCAGAACGCCTACAAAGACGTTGGTCTGACGCTTCCCCATCCCAATCCATTGCCGTTGGTTGGCGCTGGCCGCGTCCCGGAATTTTACCTCGCGGATGGAAATATCCACTTCCGGCTTGTGGATTCGACCGGCGTAGTCCAGTGGGAATCGCAGAACGCGCTTGTGATCGGGCCGTCGTCCGGGAGCGGTGGCGGTGGAACGTCGGTCGATCCAAATGCGATTTTCATGACCGGAGATGTTCTGTGGGCGGAAGTCCAAGGCACGCGCGCCGGGTGGGTGCGTGATAACGGCCTGACGATTGGCTCTGCTGTCAGCGGCGCGGGCGAGCGCGCCAATGCGGACTGCCAGGCGCTATTCACCTACGGCTGGACGGCAGGATGGGCCGTGGTTGGCGGCAAGGGCGCGTCGGCGGCGGCGGATTGGTCTGGCAATAAGCAGATCACGCTTCCGGACAAGCGCGGATATTCCCCCGGCGGCCTCGACGACATGGGGAACACGGCGGCCGGGCGGCTGACGAGCGTACCGTTTGCGACAGGAAATTCGACGACGGCGGGGGCGCTGTGCGGCGAATCTATCCACTTGCTCTCAAAGAGTGAGGTTCCCGCATTGTCGTTCTCTGGAACGACCGGGAACGATTCCCCCGATCACGTACACGGCGCCCCAGGGGGAGGGTCGGCGGGCTTCCTAACAAACACTGGCGGAAGCCTGACAACGCAGACCGGAGGGGGCGGCGGGAACCTGCCAAATACACTTGGTGCCAGCGTCAGGCATCAGCACTCGTTCTCCGGGACAACGACTGACGGCGGCGGCGGATCGCACAACAACACCGGCCTGCGCGTCCTCGGCACCTTCTTCCGGAAATTGTGAGGCGCGATGTACTTCAACGGCACGCTTGATCCGGTCACTAATCAGGAAGATTGGTCCTACGTTATCGAGATTGACGACGCCGATACGGATGAACCAATCGACCTTACCGGCGCCGCCATGTCGCTCAACGTCCGCGACACGCAATATCGCGCCGTCGTCATCTCCGGGTCTATCGCGGACGGGACGCTTTCCGTCATTGATACCGGTGTCGTTCAAATCCGAGTTCCATCAACGAAGATGCAAACGCTTGTCCCGACCGTCTACGACGTTGGCTTGGTCATCTCCATGAACGGGTCGGTACAGCAACTTATTGTCGGTCGCCTTCCCGTCCAAGACGGAGTTGGGGTTAACCTGCCATGACAACTGCAAATCTCAAGCTTCGCGCGCCCGTCCCGTTCCCGGCCAATGTCGTCGGGGCTGGCGGCATCCTCGTGAGCAAGGCGAACGGTACTTGGACGATTGAGCCTGATTTCAGCCAACTTGCTACAGTCCTGCCGGCTGCCGTTACTGACCCAACGACCAAAGATGTATGGATCTGGGATCCCGTCAGTGGCGAATACAACGTCCTGACGTTGGCCGGTCTTGGGGATGCGCTATTTCTCCTGACCTCGACCACATCGCTGGCGATTGGAACAGGATCGAAGACGTTCACGACGCAATCCGGCAAGGATATCGGCGTCGGGTCGTTCGTGATGGCCTATTCCGCGTCGGGGGCAAGCAACTTCATGCTCGGCCAGGTGACGGCCTACAGCGGAACGACGCTGACGGTTAGCGTTGTCAACACGGGGGGAGGGGGGACCAAAACCGACTGGAATATCCGCGTATCATCCCCGGCAGGTTCGCAGGGCGTGTCCTCGGGACATCCATACTTGTGGTCTACCAATACGGCGTCGTCCGATCCGACCTCCGGAACGATCAAGGCGAACAACGCCACTCTGTCGAGTGCGACCGCGCTATACATTTCCGAAACGGATAATAGCGGCAACGGCATTGCGGCGGTTATCGCGGCATGGGGGGCGTCTAGCTCAACCAACAAATCACTCGTCAAACTTTACAACCCGGTGACGCCGCAGAACTTCGCCACGTTCTACGTGACGGCGGCGGCGACCGACAACGGGACGTGGGACGCTCTCACCGCGTCGTATGTTGCCTCCGGGGGGTCGTTCTCGAATGGCGATCTGCTTTACGTCAGCGCTTCGGTCGTTGGCGACAAAGGCAGCACGGGAAACACCGGCAACACGGGACCGGGATACACGGCGACCAGCACCACATCAGTTACTACGGCCGGAAGCGGCAGCATCTCCCTGACGACGCAGGCGGGGCTTGCCTATACGGCAGGCGCTCGGGTTAGGGCTACATCCGCCGGAACATCTGAATGGATGGAGGGCATTGTCACGTCCTACAGCGGGACGACGCTGGTCTTTACCGCCGATCTGAATAGCGGCACCGGAACCCATGCAGATTGGAATATCAATCTGTCCGGCCAGCGCGGCGCGACGGGATCGACCGGCAGCACGGGATCGACAGGATCGACCGGCGCGACGGGGGCAACAGGAATCAGCGCAGGCCTGTTCTACAACTTCGACACTTCGACCACGATGGCGGCTCCTGCAAGCGGCGGCGTCCGGTTCAACAATGCGGCATTTGCCAGTGTCACCGCGATTGCTATCAACGTCCTATCTGGAGACACGGGAAACCCAGACGTTACCGCGACAATCGACACATGGGACGATTCTTCCACGACCGCGCATCGCGGCAACCTGATCGTTCGCAAGGTCACGGCTCCGCAGAACTATGCGATCTACGATATCACGTCGGCCAATACCAATAACACCGGCTGGCGGCAGATCAACGTTGCTGCCATCAGTTCCAGCGGGTCGTTCTCTGCGGCAGACCAGTTGACGGTGCAATGGGCGCGTACCGGCGATGCCGGTGCCGGCAGCGTCTCGGGCACAGCGAACCAGTTGGCATATCTGAGTGGAACTACGGCAGTCGGATCGCTCGGGGCGATGACGGACGGCCAGCTTGTAGTCGGCAAGACCGGATCGGCGCCGCAGATCGTTTCTACCTCTGGCCCGGTGGCTATTTCCAACACTGGCGTCACCTCCATCGCCAATACCTCGATCACCAATGCGATGATCGCGGCGACGACGATTGATCTCACCGCGAAAGTGACGGGCGTTCTGCCAACCGCGAACGGCGGCAGCGGGCCGTATTTTGCCGTTTCCGGCCCATCAGCGGCGCGCACCTACACGTTCCCCGACAGCAACCAGACGGTTATTACGGCGGCTGCGACCGCGACGATCAGCAAGGGCTTCACGCTGACGCCGAACGCCATCGGCACGGTGTCGAGCGGCACAACGACGCCCGACCCGACCAACGGGAATTACCAGTATTACACGAACAACGGCGCGCACACGCTCGCGGCATATACGACGACCGATCACGCGATGGACATCCTAGTGACGAACGGAGCTAGCGCGGGCGCTATCACATTCTCCGGGTTCACGGTCGGATCTAGCACAGGTGACGCACTGACGACGACGAATACGAATAAGTTCATCCTCTCGATCCGTCGCATCAACGGCGTTTCGACATACACGATCAAGGCGCTGCAATGATCATCCTCCCAGAACGCAATGCGCCGCGCGGCAAGGTGCTGCTTCCGCAGCGCCCGCGCGAATGGCGAGCGCCATCGCAGCGTCGCGCCGTCTACGGCATCGAAGACCAGACACGTTGGCGGCTCACCGCACGGCTGCATGACGGCGCGATTGTGTGGCGCGGGTGGTTCGATGATCGCGAGGACGCCGATGCATTCCTGTTCGCCGTGGTCGATGGCTCTCTGCCGTATCAGCGCGAATTGTGGGATATCCCGACCGACACTTGGATGCCGGGATGCGGCTACGGCAACGTCGGGTGGCGTCCAGACCTCGGCGAAGCGCTGTCCTATGACTTTGCCATACAGGTGTTTCTAACATCCCCCACTGGCAGCAACCAGACCTACACCGTGCCAGCGGATTGGAACAACGCCGCCAACACCATCGAGACGATAGGCGGCGGCGGTGGAGGTTCTGCCGGCAGCGGGTCATCGTATCACGGGGGCGGCGGCGCAGGCGGGGCATATTCAAAGACCACCAACCTCGCCTTGTCGGGCACGGCAACCTACCAGATCGGCGTCCTGGGATCTGCGGGGACATCCGGCGCGGCCGGCGGGACCGGCGGCGACAGTTGGTTCAACGGGACGACGCTAGGCGGGTCTTCTGTGGGGGCGAAGGGCGCGGCCGGCGGCACGATAGGTGGGGGCAACTGGACCGTCCCTGGCGCAGATAGTGCGTCTGGTATCGGGTCAACGAAATATTCTGGCGGGGGGACCACTAACAACGCAGGCGGCGGCGCCGGCGGTGGCGGCGGCGGCGCTGGGGGACCTAATGGGATAGGCGCTGCTTGCGGCACCACCCCTGGCGGTAACAATAACGCATCTGGCGGAGGTGGGTCTGGTGGTGGAACAGCCGGTGGCAATGTAATGGCAGGTACCACTGGGACCAACGGGGGAAATAACTTTAGCGGGAGCGGAGGCGGCTCTGGTGGAGTTTCGGCAGCAGGTGGGCCGGGCTCAAACGGAGGCGGAGGCGGAGGCGCAGGCTCTGGCGCTAACGCTGGCGGCGCTGGCGGCGCTGGCGTCGAATGGGATGCTTCTCATGGTGCTGGCGGCGGTGCCGGTGGCGGCGGTGGTTCATCTGGCAGCGGCGGAGGCCTCGGCGGGACAGCGGGAAACTATGGCGGCGGCGGCGGCGGTGGTGGTTACTTCGCCGGTGTCAATGGTGGCGCTGGCGCGCAGGGCATCGTCGCGATCACCTACACTCCGCTGGTTAAAGCATCTAGCGGCAATATGCCCATGCTTGGAATGTGAGGGAAAATGGAACAAATCGGATATTCGCTGATCGACGCGCAAGGCGTCGAGATTCAATCGTGGGGCAACGCTCCCGGTCAATGCGCTGGCATTCCGGATATGGTCGTCCTGCCGAACGGCGATCACGTTCATTGTCCCGCGCCCGGGACGTTGCAGGACTGGCGTCTCGTGCCGCGAGCACTGGTGACCGGCTCGCCTGCCGCCATTGTGTTCGACGGAACCCAGATCGTCGTCACCCGTCCGGCGCCGGTACCGGAAATAATCAGCGACCGACAGTTCTTCCAGCAGCTTGCGATCGAGGGGCTGATCACGCATGCGGAGGCGCTCGCCGCGGTCCGGACCGGCGACATCCCGGCGGCGATGGCGGCGTTCATCACGTCGCTGTCGTCCGATCAGCAATTCGCCGCCGAAATGCTGCTGTGCGGCGCGACACAATTCCTGCGGCATCATCCTGTGACAATCGCGCTCGGCGTTGGTCTGAGCAAGACCAGCGACGAAATGGACGCAATCTGGACTGCCGCCGCGGCGCTCTAAGAGGTCTTAGATGTTCCCTGACAAAGTCACCTTTGCGCTGATCGCGGCTGCCAAGGCCAACGGGATCGAGCCGGCCGCGCTCTGCGCTCTGGTCGAGGTCGAGACCGGCGGAAAGCTTTTCGAGGCGGACGGCCGCACGCCGCAGTTCCTGTATGAGCGGCATGTGGCGTTTCGCGAGGCGGCGAAGGTGTCGGCGCCGGTGCTCGCCGCGTTCAAGTCCGCCGGCCTCGCCATCCCGCATTGGGACAAGGCGACGCAGTACCGCGACCAGCGGACCTCCGCGCAACGCCTCGATCTGATCGCGCGGGCGAGGGCGGTGCATGAGGAAACCGCCTTGCGCTCGGCGTCGTGGGGCCTCGGGCAGACCATGGGCAATCTCGCCCAGGCGCTCGGGTTCGCCTCGGCGCGGGAAATGGTCGCGCATCAGGCCGGCTCGATCGACGGCCAGATCGATTGCATGGTGCGCGAGCTGCGCCGCTCGCACCTGATCGAGCCCATGAACGCATGCGACTGGTCGCACGTCGCGCGTCTCTACAACGGGCCGGGATATGCGGCGAACCGCTACGACACGCGGCTGGCCGATGCGTTCAAGCGATGGATGCGCCGGCTCGACACGATGGCTGCCGCACCGCGCGAGGTTCCGCCCGAGCAGTCGCTATCGGTCGACGAGGTCCGCGATATCCAAGGCTGGCTGCGCGCTAACGGCTATCCGCAAGTCGGCCTGCCGGACGGCCATTGGGGCGCCAGCACCATCGGGGCCGTCTCGGCATTCCAGGCGCACGAGGGCTTGCCGGTCACCGGCCACTATGATCAGGCGACCCGGGACGCGCTCACCACCGCGGAGGCCCGGCCGGTCTTGCGCGAACGGGGCGATGCCGACGCCGGCGACTTGAAAGAAGCCGGATCGACGACGATCGAGCACGCCGACCATGTCACCGCCATGGGGAGCCTGTTGAAGTGGCTCGGGATCGGCGGCGCGGCCTCGGCCGGCGCCGACAATTCGGGCGCGCTCGACAAGGTCAAATCCGGCGTCGATCAGCTCGGCGCGCTCCGCGACCTGTTCGGCACCGTGTCGGACCTCGCCGGATGGGCGGTGGCGCATTGGTGGATCTTCGCCCTTGGCGCCGGGGTCTTCATCGCCGCCAAGGCTTCCAAGATCATCGCGGCGCGGGTCGACGATCACCGGACCGGCGTCCACGCCGGGCCATAGGGAGGGAACATGCTGAAACTTCTGTCGTGGCTTGTCCCCGGCGGCGGCGTCGTCGCGGCCGGCGCCTCGGTGTTCTCGGCGGTGGTCACGTTCTTTTCGACGCCGTTCGGCCGATGGGTCGGGATAGCGCTGATCGGCGCCGGCCTCTATCTGGTCGGCGACGTTCACCGGGCGGTGCTCGATCGCGCCAAGTACCGGGCGGAATGGACGGCGGCCGTGAAGCAGGCCGACGAGGCGCGGGCCGCGCGGGACGCGGAAATCAAGCAACAGATAACGGCGGACGCGGAACAGCGTATCGCCGCGATTGCGCGTGAGACCGAACAACTCCAATCGAAGGTCGCCGACTATGAACGCACGCTATCGACTGCCAACGCCGGTGCTTGCCGCGCTACTGATGACGACGCTCGGCGGCTGCGCGAACTCTGGAACGCTCCCGAGCCCGCTGCGGGCGGATCCGCCGGCCGCGTGCGAGGCTATTTTACGCGAGGTCGCGCCGCCCCAGGTCAGGGCCGGTGACGATATCCGCGTGGTGACGGCCAAGGGCGCCGTGACGATCCGGACGGCCAACAGCCGAATCCGGGCCGGGCGCGAGTGCGTCGCCGGCCAGCGCCAGGCCTACGGGGCTCGATAGGCGTGTCGGCCATGCTCACCCGGGGCGAGGTCGCCTTAATCGCCGAGGAAGCCGCCGACAAGGCGGTGGCCAAGACCCTCCTGACCTTCGGAATCGACGCCGACAACCCGATCCGGGCGCAGTCCGATTTCGCGGTTTTGCGGGAGGTCGGGCGGCTCGCCATGAACGCCGAGTTCCGCAAGGATCTTGAGCACGCCCGGAAATGGCGGCTCGAAATGGAAGCCGAGGACGGCGCCGCCCGGGTCCTGGCCGACGCCAAGCGCCGCATGCTGGCGGCCGAACAAATCCGCGCCAAAAGCCTCCTGACGCTGGTTGGAATCGTCGTGGCGGCAGCAGCCGGCGCCCTCTGGCTCGGACTTCAAGACCTTCTCGCCCGCGGCCATTGAGCCGCTTTTTCAGAAAGGACCGACTATGATTCTACAGCTTTTGGCCGCGGTCGCGTTCGCGTGCGCGCTCGCCTTCCCGGCCCTGGCGGACACGTTCAAGCCCGGGGGCGTTTCCTGTGATGCTCGGTATCCGCAGACGTGCGACGTGCGCGGCTGGCACCCCGAGCGCCGGCCGTCGGCGGGGCGCGCGGTCGACGGCGCCCTGCGCGCCATGGTGACGGCGGCCGCCTACGCGGCCGGCGTGCCGGGGGCCCTGGCGCACGCCGTCGTGAAGGTGGAAAGCGGCTACCGGCCCGATCTTCGAGGTGCCGCCGGCGAATGGGGCCTCGGGCAGATCAAATGCCAGACCGCCCGCGGCGTCGGCTTCGCCGGTGGCTGCGGCGAGCTTGCACGGCCCGAGGTGAACTTGCGCTATTCGATGGCGTACCTGCGCCTGGCGCTCGACAAGGGCGGGCGTAGCTGCGCCGGCCTGTCGCTCTACAATCGCGGCATCGGCGGCCATCCCCGGTGCACCGCGTACGGTAGACGGGTGCTCGCCTCCGCTTCCGGCTCGGGGTGACATTGCGCGAGGCGTTTAAACACCCCCTGAACTGCGAAGCCCCGGACCAATGCCGGGGCTTCGTGTTTTCAGGCCCGCGCCCTGAATTCACACAAAAAATGTCGGTGGGATTGGCTGTAGCGGTCCTCCGCTACCATCAATCCCACCGATCCACGGACACCGTTGGGATAGGCTCGATCGCCGAACAGTGCGTTTAAACGTCCTGTTATCGATACCTCGACGCTTCCCGGCCTCGGTCCTCGATAGACCGTGACCGCCTCGACCAGATCGCGCACCGCCGCGGCGTGCTCGGTGTCGCCGGCGTCGATCCCCTTGGCCATCACGGCTTCAAGCCTCGCGATCTGCTGCTCGTATCGCTTGAGCGCGCCCGGGTGCAGGGCGACGACTTGCGGCCGCAATTCCACGGAATTTTGCTGTATTTGCTCGAGGTCGGCCTTTTCCCGGGACAGGGTCGTCGCCCGCGGTCCCAGGATCGCCGGGTCGCCGTGGCCTTTCGCGATTGCGTCGACCAGGCGCTCTATATCCCGGCCAAGCACGGCAATGCGCCGCTCGGCGCCGGCGCGTTCGGCGTCCCGCTTGCCGGCAAGCCGCTTGCGTTCGGCGTGATAGGTGCGGACCCATTCGGCCATGACCTCCGGGTGGTGCAATTCGCGCTTCAGGCCGGACAGCACGGCGCGCTCGATCGTATCGAGGTAGAACGTCGCCGGGTCCGGGCATGTGCCGCTTTCGATGTGGGCCGAGCAGCGCACGCGCGTCCGGCCGGACCTGTCGCGGCCGGCGGTCGACATGCCAGAGCCGCACGCCGAGCAGCGGAGCAGCCCCGAGAGGATGTGGCGCGCTCGCCGCTGCTGGCTCGGGTGCGTCCGGCCGCGGGCGGCTGCTCGCCGCTGCGCCGCCTCGAATAGTTCCGCCGGCACGATCGCCAGCGCCGGCACCTCGGCGGCCTGCCACGCCTCGGGCGGGTTCGATCGGCTCACGCGCTTGCCGGTGTCCGGGTCCTTGATCATCCGGACCTTGTTCCAGACCAGCCGGCCAACATAGAGCTCGTTCCGGAGGATGCCGGAACCGCGCAAGCCATTGCCGTTGATGGTCGAGGCGTTCCACGCCTTGCCGCGGGGCGCCGGCACGCGCTCGCGGTTGAGGTGGTGGGCAATGTCCCGAGGCGTCGAGCCGGCGAGGTATTCGTCGAAAATCCGCCGGACGGTCGCGGCCTCGTCCTCGACGATGGCGAGCCGGCCGCGCTCGGCAGTCTTCGTGTAGCCGTACGCCCGGCCGCCGGCGTGCCGGCTCGATCGGATCACGCCCGACATGCCCCGGCGAACCTTCTTGGCGTTGTCCTCGCGGTAGAGTTGGCCGACGAGCCCGCGCAGGCCGACCAGCACGGTATTCGCCGCGCCTTCATGCACGGCCAAAATCTCGATCGCGCGGAAGGTCAGCCGCTTGTGAATGCCGGCCAGGTCCTCCATGTCGCGTGACAGCCGGTCGAGGCTTTCGACGATCACGGCGTCGAAAGCGCCTTCCTTGGCGCGGTCCATCATCCGCAAGAGGCCGTCGCGGTTGACGGTCGAGGCTCCCGACCGTGCCTTATCGTCGAAGGTCTCGATGATCGCGAGGCCATTGCGCGCCGCATAGTCGCGGCAGAGCGCGATTTGATCGTCAACCGACCTCTCGTTTTGAAGGTCGGTCGAAAACCTCGCGTAGATCGCGGCTCGCCTCATCGGCTTCTCTTTCGTGATCCTCGCGCGCCGCCTGCCGAGCCAACGCGCGGGCCAGCCGTAGGATGGCCGGGTCCGGCGGACGTGGCAAGACGGCTATGGAGGATCGGCGGGACATTCTACTTGCGGCCTTCCCTCGCCTTGAGGGTCACGGCGCGCATCGCCTCGATATCCGGCGACACGCTATAAAGGTCGGCGGCGATCTTGAGCGGATCGAGCCCGAGCGCGGACCAAAATGCGGGCTCGCCGACGCGGTGCTGCGCCGCCTTGTCCTTCGTGTGGCACTTCGGGCAGAGCGGCAGCGACCAGCGATCGGCGGGCTTCGCGCCCGTTCCGGCGATCGGCTTGCCGGCGCGCGTCATACGGACGTGCGCGGCTTCGCCAGCCGGATCGCTGTCGCAGGACAGGCACGGGCAGCGGCGCACGGCGGCCAGGTGCTTTGGATCGAGGTCGCGGCCCTTGGCGGCCTTTGCCGATCGCGCGGCATTCGGCCTCGCCGGCTTCGTCACCGGCTCGCGCGAGGCGCCCTTGAGCAGCGAGCCGAATGGGGCGATCGGGGAAATTCTCACGCGACGCGGCTCCCGATCGCATGCGGTCCATCAATCAGCAGGATCAGTTCCGCGCGCACGTCCTCGGGCGTCGTTCCGGCCGGCATCCACCGATGCGCGATCACCTTGCAGGCCTGGTCGAAAAATTCATTGAACTCGGTCTGATCCATGGCCGCGAACGACATGGAGCGCGGGATCAGCACCGACCGCCCGGATTCGGTGTCGATGAAGTTGTCGACCAGTCCGGTTGCGATCTTGAGCGCGGTCCGGAGGTGTTCGGTCGGCACGTCGGCCATGGTGGGCGAGTGCGTTTGAACAAACCGGATGATGTTGAACAGCGCCCGGTGGTGGCGCGGGTTGCGGCGCTGGATCACGTCGCAGCCCACGTCCCGGCCGTCCTTGATCTTGGCGAGCAATTCGCCGCCCTCGTCGTCGACAGGGAACAGCCCGACCTCTCCGGATCGGGACGCCCGTTTGCGTAGAATGACCTCGGTCACGATCAGCCCCCGGCGAGAATGTTGGCGGGCTCATCGTCGCCGGCCTCGTCCATGAGCCGTTGCGAGTGCTTGAGGACGATCGAGCATCCCTGTTTCCAGATCGCGAGCGGCGCGAGCTTCTTGGCCGGGACCTGAATTTTCGTCTGCACTTCGGCCAGTTCGTCGAGGGTCGCCGCACCGGACGCCGCGCCTTCCAAGTCCTTGAGCCATTGCGCGCCGTCGAATACCGGCGTGTTGATGCGCGTGCGGGCGGCGTCGAAGTGTGCCCACGCCTCGGATCGGCTCTTGGCGCTGACGCGCTCGCCGAGCGGCGCGAAAACCTCGGTCTTGGCCGTTGCCCATTCGGCCTCGGTCTTTGCGCCTTCGGCGGCCTTGCGGCATTCGGCGACCCACACAACCTCGTCGACCGCGTCGGGCTTGTCCGCCGGCTTCACCGCCGGCGCCGTCGCCCGCTTTGTCGTCTTGGTCGTTCCGGGCTTGCCGTCGTCGCCACGAATGAGGAACGCGGGAACGCCCGACTGCTCGTCGACCTGGCTCAAGTCCCGCGCCGGCTTTGCCTTGGTCGGCTCGGGCGGCGTCGGCTCGGGAACGTCGTCGACAGTCGCCGGGCGCTCGCCGGCTTCCTCCCAGACGACCTCGCCGGTTTCCGGGTCGACCTTTTCCGTCATGGCGGCGTCGGTCGCCGCAACGATCTTGTCCGCGGCCTCGATTTCATCGGCGGTTACGCGGTTGGTCGCCTCGGCGGCCGGCGTCGCCTGGGGGCTCGCCTCGATCTTCGCCGGCTCGGCGTTCGGCTCGGGCGGCTCGATCGCGGCCGCCGGCGTGACGTCGCGCATGTCCTCGACTTCCTCGGCGAGATACATGCCGCCGGTGACGTCCGGAAACACGTCGCGCAGGCAGAATGAGCGGGCGCGCATCTGCATCATGCGCTTTTTGTACTGTTGCCAGGGGCCGGGCTTTCCCAGGAGGCCGGCGGCCTTGGCGTCCGCCGCTGAAAAGGTCCGTTCGACTGCCTCGGCGTCGCCGACCCGCTTGACGATGCACCGGGCGATCATGTTGTCGCCCTCGCCCTCGATCACCTCCTTGATCGATTCCAGCAGGCGCGAGGCACGGACAAGCCCGAGAACGGCGTCGCCCCAAATCGCCGGGCGCCCGTTGATCACGCAAATCCGTTGCAGGGCCTGCATGGGCGGCAACCCGACCTCCAGGCCGTGCAGGATCACGACCGCGCATTTTTCCGGCGTCGACATATCCTTGGGGGCGAGCCCGGAGGCGGCGGAAAGCTCGGCGAGGCGCCAGACCTGTTCGATCGTCTGCGGCACAATCGCTGTGGGGCGCTCACCCGCGACAAGCGGACTGCGCGGACTGATGACAGCGGGGACGTTGGCGGGTGCGTTCATGGGGCGACCTCCGATTATGCCGCAGCCTTGGCGGTGTTGATCTTGCAGCCGGCCGGGCAAATGCCCTGGCGGCCGGCGGCGTTGGCGAGCTGCTGGACGAGGTCGCGGACCTTGGCGTTGTCCACGAAGTAGGCGAGGGCCTTGGGCCAGTCCTCGACGGTGGCGGTGGTGACGGTGCGGGGCGCGACCGTTGTCGTGGTGCCGGCGCGAACCTTGGGAGCGGCAACCGCCTCGGGATCGGCGCCGGCCGCGATCGCGGCGACCCGCTCGGCCTGCTGCTTCGCCTCGATCGCGACGAGGTACGGCGTCACAACGACGCGCTTTAGCCGGCCCTTGCAGTCGTCGGCGCGGTTGACCAGCGGCATCCATTTGTGCTGCACCGCGGCGGCGGCGTCCATGTGCGGGCGCTTTTCCCGCTCGCGCAATTCGTCGGCGCGCTTTTCGAGCTTGCGGAGCCTGTCGGCGAGGTCGGCGGCGCGGTCGGCGGCGTCCTGCGTTGTCGCGGCGCCGGCTCGGATCAGGGCGTCGGCCTCGCGCGCCAGATCCTCCAACCTGTCCTTGATGCCCTCGAATGTGTCGGCCTCGGCGGCGGCGTTCTCGTCGTTGGAAAACTGGCGGGCGCGATCGAGCGCGGCGGCCTCGTTCTCGTCGGGCCACGGCTGGCCGGCGCGCACGGCGTCATACGTCGCCTTGGCGATCGGGCGCTTGGAGGCGTAGGGCCACCGCTCGCGCGCTTGCAGATCGGGGACCATGCGGGCTGCGTCGCCAAAGCCGGACTTGCAGAACAGCTTGGCAGCACAACCCTTGGCCTCGAATTCGGCCGGCTCGTACCAGTAGGCAACGATGCCGCGCGTGACCTCGCCCGTGGTCTTGTTCTTCGATCGCGATTCGTAAAAACCGGCCTGTGGCTCGTCGGCATTGATTGCGCCGGCTGTCCCGCCGAGCGCGTTGCGCCACCATTCCCACATATCAACCATTGTCCGTCTCCCTTTCTCTTGCGACCCAATGAAGCAGCCAGACGCCGCCGAAGTAGAGAGCTGCGCACACGATCACGAACGCGAACGCGCCAACGCCGATCGCGCCCGGGATCGAAAGAATTTTCACGCCGCGCCCTCCGGCCTGGCGGTTTCGGCGGCGAGCGCGCGGGCGACCTCGACAACGTCGTCAAACAGGGCGTCGATATCGGCGCCGCGGAAACGATGGTCGATCAGGGTCAGAACGCACTTTTCCTCGCTCCCCAGGTCGGTCCCGCTTTCGACCAGCGCCGCCGCCATGTCGGCAATGAGCAGGCGTGTATGAGCGTCGGGCTTGAGCGGATGCAGCAGAGCGTTGAGGGCTACGGGCATGGTCACAACTCCACCGGATTGCCGTCGCGGAGGGTGTAGAAGGTGTCCGGCTTGATGCCGTCGCGGCCGACGACGCCGGCCCAAACGGCGACGATCTTCCAATCGTCGTCGCGCTCGACAAGAAAGAGCGCGCAGCCGTCGGCGCCGCTGGCACGACCCTGATAGCCGGTGGCCGACGCCGCGCCCCGAGGGCCGGTGGCCGACGCCGCGCCCTGATAGCCGGTGGCCGACGCCGCGCCCTGATAGCCGGTGGCCGACGCCGCGCCCTGATAGCCGGTGGCCGACGCCGCGCCCTGAGGGCCGGTGGCCGATGCCGCGCCCTGATCGCCGGTGGCCGACGCCGCGCCCTGAGGGCCGGTGGCCGACGCCGCGCCCCGAGGGCCGGTGGCCGACGCCGCGCCCCGAGGGCCGGTGGCCGACGCCGCGCCCTGAGAGCCGGTGGCCGACGCCGCGCCCTGATAGCCGGTGGCCGACGCCGCGCCCTGATAGCCGGTGGCCGACGCCGCGCCCTGAGAGCCGGTGGCCGACGCCGCGCCCTGATCGCCGGTGGCCGACGCCGCGCCCTGAGGGCCGGTGGCCGACGCCGCGCCCTGATAGCCGGTGGCCGACGCGCCTTCCTCCGAGTGCGTGCGATCCATCACCCACTTGATCGCTCGCGCGACCAGATCGGGAATTCGCAATTCGGCCTTGATGGTGATCTGGCCGGCGGCAATCTTGGTATCGCCGTCATGGCGCGACAGATCGCCGGACAATTCGACCTCGGCGAAACGGCTGAAAGCCGGCGCGTAGTAATCGAACACGTTGAGCGGGTGTTCGCAGGCGTGGAAGCCGGACTCGCATGCCTTGACCTCGCCAGTGTGCGCGTATGTTTTTCCAACCTCGAATTGGAATCCGCGACATCGGAGGTCTTTATCGAAGCCCTTGAAGGCAACGATTGCGGGTGCCGTTTCCGGCTGCGGGGCCGGTTCCGATTTGTCCGCCTTCGGTTTCGTTCTGCTTTTCACCGCCATGATGGTCTCCCGTGCTGGTTGGAGAAATTCACTCGCCACAAATCATCGGCCGATTGTCGGTCGGGCAGATCGGAGCGCCGGCGGCGAGCCATTTGCGGGTGGTGCGCGCGACGTAGCCGCAGGCCGGACACTCGACCTTGAGCAGGCGTCCGGCGGCCTTGCGCTCGGGCTCGATCTCGCAATTGGCGACGATTTGGCGCAGGAGCGCGGAATCGCGTTGCGACTTGCGCGGCCGGATCAAGCCGGCCTCGGCGGCGAGCGCGAGGGTGCGGGCGTGCGCGTTCATGCCGCCCTCTGGGATTGGGTGTTGCGCAGTTCGGCGGCGAAGGCGCGGAAGGCGGCCGCCTGGACGGAGCGCGGCGGAATGTGGCCCTCGGCCAGTTCGGCGCGAAGGTCGAAATAGCGGGCGGCGCGCTCGGTCGTGGTCAGGGCGGCGGCGGCACGTTCGGCGGTGCGGCGGTCCATGGCGGTCTTGACCACCTGCCAGACGAGGCGAAGCTGGTGGGGAAGCTCCTGGCGGAAGGTGCGGGCGAGGCCGGCGGCGGCGAAGGCGGCCAGCTCGCGGCGGGTGCGCTCGATCGCCATGGACATGATGGCGCGGCGGTCAAAGCGTCCGGTGGCCTTGGTCTGATCGGCGAGGGCCTTGAAGGACATTGCCGTGCTCCCGTTTCGATAGGAGCATTGTAACCAAATCGGTCACAAAGGCAATAGGGCGAGCCAAAATAAATGACCGAAACGGTCACAGCGCGGAAAGCCGTGTGACCGCAGCGGTTTAGAGATTCGTTTCAGGGAATACGGAGGGCGATATAGACCAAAAGTCCGACCATCGCGACGAGGAACCAGAGCGCAAGGTCCGCTTTCTTCTCGATCGCGTTTAAACGCTGGATCTGGTCCCGGCCCGAATCGCCCATAGCTAATGCCCCTTGGCGACCAGCCGGCGAACGATATCGGCCGCCATGTCTTGGACGTCCTGCGCCTGGCCTTTCATGAGCGAATCGAGGCTCGGCTGGCTCGGAACGCGCCAGAGGTCGCCGGGCTCGATTCCGAGCGCCTCAGCGTACGCGGCCTGTTTGTCCGGATTCACGCGCCGCGGCTCGCGCTCCCAACGATAGACCGATTCACGCTCGATCCCGAGCCGGCCGGCGACTTGTTCCGGCGATAGTCCGACGTACTCGCGCCATTCCTTGAGGAACAGCCGGCGGGCGACCGTTTTGTGGATGCGTGTAACCATCTTGGTATCATACCCCGCGCGACGGCTTCCCGTCATTGACCGGGGCGGTTACAAGCCTCTTGACGGCCAGTGACCAAATCGGTTACAAGGCGGCATGGCAAACGCCCATCCGCTCCGGACCTATCGTGATAGCCAGTCTCCGCGGCTCACCCAGGGAGAGCTTGCAAAGAAGCTGGGCGTGTCGCGCACGACCGTTGCCAGATGGGAAAGCGGGACGCGGCAGGTTGATCGGCAATTGGTGCGATCCGTCGCGGAGGTCACAAAACTGGCGCCGGCGACGCTGCGCCCGGACCTCGCAGAACTGTTTGAGCAGGCTGCCGCATGAGCGCGCTAGTTCGCCGATCGTCTGTTGGTGACCGCATCGGCGATCTGTCGCATGGCGACCTCCAGCGCATCGCGCGGCCAGACCGCGGCGAAGGTCGGCACCGGATAATCGAGGCGGACGTTTTCCACGCTGGATCCGAAGTAGAAGCGCACACAGGCGCCCAGATCCTGCGCCACAAAAAGGCGGTTGACGAAAAATTCGGGCACAATCAGCCCGTCGAAGGTGGTCGTGTCGTCCGTCGCCCGGCCCATGATTTTCACCGCACGCTGTCACAGAGGGTGTACCCCCATACTGACGGCTTCGTGCTGCGGTGCAAGCGGACGGCGGCGCGAAGGTTAAAAACTGGCTACTTGCGCCCGCTATCAACATTCCGGTTTTTGCTAAATTGTTCAGGCGCTTGGAGTGTGCTAGATACAATCGGCGCGCGATATTGCGGTGCCGTTTCGGCGCTGCAACATGGGGGTAAAGTTGTATTACCCCGCGTCGCCGGACGCATTCCCTTCGGACACGCCCGCATCCCGTGCGCTCGCCCGCACGATTTCGGCGGCGACCAGCAGCAGAATTTCCCGCGCCGCCCGCGCCTTGTCCTGATCGCTCGCCACATCCGGCAGCGTAATGGCGACGCAAAATCGGATCTAGCATCGCGGGCCTCGCATCACCACCGCCACGAGCGGGCGGCCAATTCCGAACGATTTTTGTCGAACGAGTGCCGCGCCGGTCGCGCGGGAAACCTGATGACGTTGTCGACCTCGCGCCGCGCCAACGGTTCGTGGTCGATCGAGTGAAAGCCGGGAACGCAAGACCTATCCCGGCCCGGTAATTCGAGCAGTCGAGTCGCGACCTCCCCAATCGGTTGCCAGTCCTTCATGGCAAGCAACATGGCAGGGGAGGTTGTCCAAGTGGGCACAAAGATTGACCGGAAACGGACAATGAGCAGCGCAACCGCAGTCATGGACACCGCCAGGCGCGCCGCCAGCGCCCTGGTCGAGCGCGAGGAACGACGCACCCGCTCGCGCATGGCGGCATACGAGGCGGTCGCCGCGATGGTCGGCACCTCGGGCGCCTGGGTGCGCAAGTTCGTCAACGGCTACGCCGGGGCAAAGCCGGGTTTCGTCACCGGCTACAACATTCTGACGCTCTACGGCCGCCTGTGTGGGCGGATCGAGCGCGCCGCGGAAGACGAGCGCGCGATGGTCGTGGCGCTCAAGGGGCAGATCGATGCGGCTTTTCAAGGCGATCGTGAGTTGGTGGAAATGGCGGCGCGATCGGCGCCGGCTCGAAAGGAAGATGCGGAGTAGCTGACGCGCTTCACGCGCGGGGGAAGGGGAACGATGCTGATCGAGTACACCGCTCACGAATATGCGAGCGTCGCAGACATGCGACGGAATTACGATGCAATCCGCACGCGATTCGCGAGCCCTCCGGTGCAACACGGAATCGAGCCCGAGCAGGCACCAAGCGAAACCGATCCTCCGGGGTCGGACGAAGGTCCGCCACCCGTCCCCGCGCTTGCTATCCGCGAAATCGTCGATGCCGTCTGTGTCGTCCTCGCGATGCCGCGCGACCAACTCCTGTCCGATATCACCTCGATTCGCGCGATCGACGGCCGGCGCATCGCCGCCGCCCTGATCGTCCGGCGGCTCTGCATCACGCGCCAGGTCGTCGCCGAGCACTTCGGGATTGTCGAGGGCGCGGTCTGTTCTGCCCTGACCCGCCTCGACCTGACGATGATCGCGAGGGCCATTCCGCGCAACGCCGATCTTCTCGCCACCGTGCGCGTGGTCGTCGAGGATTGGAACCTCGATCGGGGCGCGCGGCCGACGCTCACGGACATCAAGCGTGCGGTTTGCGCGGAATTCAAGGTGAGTGCGGTCGAGATAGAGTCAATTCGCCGCGACAAGGAAATTGTCGCCGCGCGCATGGTCGCGATGGCAATCACCAAGCGCCTCACGTCTCGATCCTTTCCCTATATCGGCGAGCAATTCGGCGGCCGTGATCACACGACCGTACTGCACGCCTTCAAAAAAATGCGGCCATTCATCGCCGCCGCTGCGGCCGTCCTGCCGGATACCGCGACGGTCGACGAGTGGGCGCGAGCCGTCCGCAAGGCTTTGGAGGTCGAGGCGTGAGCGGCGATACCTGCATCATCCCGCTCGGGACGACTGGCGAATATGAGGCCGTTGTGAGCATCGAAGATTACGCCTTTCTCACGCAATGGCGCTGGAACATCAAAAAATCGACGTGGCAGTACGGCCGCAAGGTCTATGCGCGGCGAAACACCTGGGAGAACGGCCGGCGCGTGTCGATCTACATGCACAACGTCATCCTGCGGGATCGCATGGGTGCGCCGCAGCCGTCGCCGGATCACGAGGTCGATCACGCCGACGTCGACAGCCTCAACAACACGCGCGGAAACCTGTCCTGGGCGACCAAGAGCGAGCAGAACGCCAACCAGCGCCAGCGCATCACCAAGGCTCAAACGGCCGCCTACGCGGTCGCCTCGGCCGCTGCGGAGGTGCCGTTTTGAAACTCTCACTGGCCCAACAGATCGAGGAAGTCGCCCGCGAGCTTGGTTTGCGCAAACAGGTCTATCCGCGCCTGGTCTCGACCGGGAAGATGCGCCAGTCGGTCGCCGACTATCACACGGCGCGGATGCGCGCCGCGCTTGCCACGCTCGAATGGCTGCAAAAGAACGAAGCCAGGATCAAGGCTGCGCTCGGTGAAGTCCATGAGCAAGCCTAGCCTGCAAGCCCAGGCGCTCGCGGTCGAGCGCGCCTTTGTCAACCGTCGGGACTTTGCCGCCGGGCTGCGCTCGCTCGTCCTCAAGGGCAAGCGGCCGGCGGACGAGCTCGCCCGGGTCGAACAGCACTTGCACGACCTCGGGCCGGCGGTCGCCACCATGAAATGGCTGGCGCTCAACGAGGAAGTGATCCGCGCCGCGGTCGAGGGTGGCGAATGAAGCGGGTTTCGGCTCACTGGTGGAAGCGCGCGGACGGCGATCACTACGTCGAGCCGTCGTGGTGCAGCGCCCGGCTGTTCGACGAGGAAGAATTTATCGGCACCATTCAGGATCCGGCCTGCGGGTTCGGGACGATTGTCAAGTCGGCGGTGGCCGCCGGCCATGCGGCCTTCGGGACCGATATTGCCGACCGAGGCTTTGCCGGCCAGCGCCGGACCGGCGATTTCCTTGAGCAACGGAGCCGGGTCGCCAACGTCGTCACGAATGCGCCGTTCAACGTGGCCCGCCAATTCGCCCTGCACGCGCTCGAATTGGCGACCGGGAAAGTGGCGATGATATTCCCTACCGCGCGTTTAAACGCAGCGCATTGGATCGCCGGCACGCCACTGCGGCGGATCTGGCTGTTGTCGCCGCGCCCGTCCATGCCGCCCGGCCATGTCATCGCCTCGGGCGGAAAGGTCGGCGGCGGCAAGATGGATTTCTGCTGGCTGGTCTGGGAGCGCGGATATCGCGGCCTGCCGGACCTCGCATGGCTCTACCGGGACCCCCCCCTTGTACGGCTGTCGAAGGGTAGAGCGTGATGGCGGGAACCATGCGAGTGCTGATCGCCTGCGAGTTTTCCGGGGTCGTGCGCCGCGCATTTGCTGCGCGCGGACACGACGCCTGGTCGTGCGATCTGCTTCCCTCCGAGGATCGCAGCAACAAGCACATCATTGGCGACGCGCGCAACCTGTTGAATGACGGGTGGGATCTGCTGATCGTCGCGCACCCGCCATGCACGCGGTTGTGCAAGTCGGGCCTGCGCTGGCTCCATGCGCCGCCGAAGGGCCTCACCCTCGATTCAATGTGGCGCGACCTCGACGACGCCGCAGCCTTGTTCTCGGCATTCTGGAATGCGCCGATCGAGCGGGTGGCGGTCGAGAACCCGTTGATGCACCGGCATGCGCAACAGCGCATCGTCAACTGGCGGCCTCCATCCCAGACGGTGCAGCCATGGCTGTTCGGGCACGGCGAAACCAAGGCAATCTGTCTGTGGCTGCGGAACCTGCCGGTGCTGGTACCGACGAACGTCGTCGATGGCCGTTCCGAGCGCGTGCATCGCGCTACCGGATGGGGGAGGCACGCCGCGACTCGGTGGCGCGAGCGGTCGCGATTTTTCCCCGGCATCGCCGAAGCAATGGCGGATCAGTGGGGAGATATCGGAGAGACGGCGGGAGAGGCGGTAGCATGAGCCGGTGGTGGCGAGCCTATGACGAGGCGGTCGACGATCCCAAGCTCTGCCTGCTGTCCGATCGGCAGCACCGGGCATGGTTCAATCTGTGCTGCATCACCTCGCAGAATGGCGGCGTCCTGCCATCGATAGACGCGATAGCGTTTAAACTTAGGATGACGCCGGCGAAGGCGCAGGCGTTGATTGTCGAGCTTCGCGCCGCCGGACTGATCGACGAGGCCGGGGGTGACCTCGCGCCTCACAATTGGCGCGGTCGGCAGTTTCAGTCGGATGGATCAACCGAAAGGGTGAAACGTTTCAGGGAACAACAACGAAACGTTTCACTGGCCGTTGCTGAAACGGCCCCAGATACAGATACAGAGACAGATTCAGAACAGAAAGAAAGAGTAGGGGCGGTCGCTCCCGCGACGCGCCCGGACGTCGCCGGTGAATTTGAAAAGTTCTGGACGGAGTACCCGCACCGCGGCACGGCCGCCAACCCAAGCAAGCCGGCTTTCGAGAAATTCGGCCGGCTGCTCAAGGCTGGCGTCGATCCCGCGGCGATCATCGCCGGCGCGCGGCGGTTTTGCGAAATCGAGCGCGCGGCCGGGCGGTACGGCACCGACAAGGTCGCCCAGGCTATCACTTGGCTAAACCAAGAGCGGTTCAACGATTACGGCGAGCCGGCGGCGGCGCCTGCTGCCGTTGGCGGTTACTACGCCAAGGCGGAATCCGAGCAACTTCATGCATGGGACGCGCACGCCAAATCCGAGCGCGGACGCAGTTTGCCGCGCGATCGGGACGGCGGGTGGTGGGTCGAGCAGGAATGGCCGCCGGGCTACGTTCCGGGCGCCCAATTGAGCGTCGTCGCATGAACACGCCGGCGGTGGCCGATCGGGCGCAGCTCGCATGGTTCGTGGTCTGCACGAACATCAATTGCGAGGTCCGCGCCAAGGGCGGCCTGGAGGCGCTTGGTTACACCGTGTTCCTGCCGATGCAGCAGAAATGGAAGCGGCGCACGGCGAGGGGAACGCGCAAGCCGGAGCGGGTCGAGCGGCCGCTTTTCAGCCGATACCTGTTCGTCGGGCTCGGCGCCGGCCAGTGCTGGTATCCGATCCGCCGCACGGATGGCGTCGAGTCGATCCTGTGCGCCGATGGCGAGCCTCAACGAGTGCCGGACGCCGAGATAGCGCGCTTCATGGCCGCCGAGCGCACCGGTCTGTTCGATTACACCCGCGAATGTCTGTTCCGGGTTGGCGACCATGTGCATGTCGACGGCGGCCCGTTCGGCGACTTTGCCGCCGAGGTGTCGCGATCGGATGATGGTAAGCGTGTGGAAATCTTGCACAACTTCCTCGGAACGCTGCGCCGGACGCATGTCGATATCGCTCGCGTGACTCGCGCGTGATATCCGGGTGGCTACTGATTCGTTCGCCCGCCCCGGCAGAGCAAAAGCCGCCCACCTGCGGAGCTATGTCAAAATTTAGGGCTTGGGGACGCTATGTCGGACGATCTGAAGTCATTCTCGGAAAAATGTCCAATGGCGGCGCGCATGTTGCGCGACCTGATGACGGCCGATCGTTTGGAAACCGTTGATTGGCCTCTGATCGACAAGAGTCTTTGTGATGTAATTTTCAAGAAAGCGCGCGCCGGTTGCGATGTTTGGCGGAACGCGGCGGAAAGCCGCTGGCCGAAAAGACAGTAAAGGGTATGCTTTATTACGAAAAGAACCCCGGCAAGAAGGATGCGCATCTTGCGGTGAGGGGCGCAAAGGAAAATGGAACACTGATTCCTGACTGTTGTGCTCACTGCGGCAGCGATCGGAACATTCACGCACATCATGAGGACTATTCGAAGCCCTTAGACGTCGTGTGGCTTTGTGCAAGTTGCCACGGAAAAGTGACAAGGGCGGCGTAATTTCCAGTTCTGGCGTGGTCGATCTCCCACGGCGACCGGCGGCGTCGGAGAAAAAAGGGCAGTCGGGGCGGTACCGCGCAACGGGCTTCGGTCCGTGTTCATTGCCGCCAGTGCTCACACCGCCGGGCAATTCGCAATGACGCGGTCGTTTAGCCTGCTGGTCGAGATTGGCGCCGACGCTCCGCTGCCAACGCAAGAGGCTCGCATGTCTGCTCCCGTCATCCGCGGCTTGGCCGCAACCATCCGCGCCGCCGTCGGCGACCTGACCGCGCTGGCGACGCAGGCCGCCGCCGAACTTTCGACCGAGGTTGAGGGCTTTAAGTCCGACGTGGTTGACGTTCAGGCCGTGACCGCAGACGTGAGGGCGGCCCGGGCCGAGGTCCGCGCCGCGCTCGGGCAGGGCACCAACGGAGGCCCCGCGCTCGACCCTTTGGCCTCCACGCCCGCCGCATCGGACACTCCCTCCGCACCTGGCTTTCCGGACGGCCGAGTCCTGACCCCCATTGGCGTCCGCTAGGAATCGGCCCGCGTCCCGCGTGAACTGCCATCGCCCAACGGTAGACCTCAGGCATCGTTCCGGGCGACGCGGGCTGTAAACTTTCGACCACACCCAAGGGATTGACCATGGCAACGCTCGGCTCGCTCGCCCGCAAGCAGATGGCCAAGAAAGTTTTTGGCCTCCCCGGGCAGCGCAAGTACCCAATCCCCGACGCCAGCCACGCCGCCAACGCCAAAGCGCGTGCAACGCAGCAATTCGAAAATGGCAACCTATCCGCAGCCCAGCGCGCCGAGATCGACCGCAAGGCCAATGCCAAGATGGGCCGGAAATGAGCAAGACCCCCGCCGAACTCCGGGCCTACAAGGCCATGGCTCAGGGATGGTGCGCCGACTTCGCCGGGGGCCTCATCGTCCAGCCCAGCCATATGGCCCACCTATGGGGCGCGGTATCGACCCTCGCCTCCGAACTGGCCGACCTCTCCGAACGCATGGAGACGGCCGAAAACCGACGCGTTGGTCGTCCCCCCAAGAACCGAGACGACACACACGGATAACCCAAGCAGCTGGCGCTTCGGTGCCGGCCCGGAGGTGGAGTTATGGCCCACGGGGGAACGCGCGCAGGCGCAGGCCGGAAATCAAAGGAAAAGCACCTAAGCCCGCGCGTAATTGACCAAATGAGGGCTAAAATCAAGTCAAGCGCCATCATTCGGCGGCTAAGTGCTTGTGCTGTCGGGGAAATTGAAATGACAGCGCCGCAAGTCCATGCGGCGCGCATCCTTCTCGGGAAGATCCTCCCCGATCTGTCTTCCGTCACGGTGAGCGGGGATTCCGAATCTCCTCTCGTCACGCTGATTGTGCGCGAAATTGTCCGACCTCCGCATAAAGACGGCTGAGGTATTCGCGCCGCTCCTCGATCCGGCCAGGTACAAGGGCGCGCACGGCGGACGCGGATCCGGCAAGTCGCACTTCTTCGGGGAGTTACTAGTCGAGGAGTGCATTCGGGTTCCTGGAACCCGGGCCGTCTGCATTCGCGAATACCAAAAGTCACTGGCTCAGTCGTCCAAGCACCTGATCGAGAGCAAGATCAAGGAAATGGGCCTTGGATCGGCGTTCGGGGTCAAGTCCGATCTGATCTCGACGCCTGGTAATGGCGTGATCCTGTTCCAGGGCATGCAGGACCACACAGCGGAGACGATCAAGAGCCTGGAAGGTTGCCGGATCGCGTGGATCGAGGAGGCGCAGACCCTCAGCGCCCGCAGCCTGACGATGCTTCGCCCGACCATCCGCCTGGACGGATCGGAGATTTGGGCAAGCTGGAACCCGACCAGGAAGGCCGACGCGGTTGACGAGTTCTTGCGGCAGAAGCGCCCGTCCGGGGCCATCGTCGTCCCGGCCAACTGGCGCGACAACCCGTGGTTTCCGGAAGTCCTCGAACAGGAGCGCCAGGACGATCAGCGGCTTTACCCGGAGCGATACGATCACATCTGGGAAGGAGACTACGCCAAGGCATTCGAGGGCGCCTACTTCGCCCGGCAACTGTCTGAGGCGAGAGCACAGAACCGGATCGGGGTGGTTACGGCCGATCCTCTACTGCCCGTCAAAGCGTTCTTCGACCTTGGGGGCTCCGGGGCTCGTGCTGACGCCATGGCGATCTGGATATGCCAATTCGCCGGCCAGCAAATCCTGGTGTTGGATTACATCGAAGGCGTGGGGCAGGTTCTCGACTACTACGCCAACGAACTGCGGTCACGCGGATGGGGCAAAGCAGTCCTCTACCTGCCGCACGATGGCGTGGCGAGCAACAGCGTTACCGGCAAGCGATATTGGGAGCACTGGCGCGACGCCGGGTTTGACGTAGAGCCGCCCGTTACGAACCAAGGGCAGGGCGCCGCATCGATGCGGATTGAGGCGGTGCGCCGCATCTTCCCGCGCTGCTGGTTCAACGCGGCGACGACTGAGGCCGGGCGCGATGCGCTCGGCTACTACCACGAGCGAAAAGACGAGACGCGCAACGTGGGACTAGGCCCCGACCATGATTGGTCGTCGCATGGTTCGGACGCATTTGGCCTGATGGCGATTGTCTGGGAAGCGCCGAAGGTCAAGGTGCCGTCTCCGCGCATCCGCCCACGGGGGCAAGGCTGGGCGTATGGCTGACCTCGAATATTGGCGGCGCAATCGCGAGCAACTTTACAAGTGGCTGGCGCGCCGCGTCCTTGAAGGCGATCACGCCGCGCAAACCGCGCTCTTTCGTGAGCCGGCAACGATCATATGGTCCTAAATGTCTGAGAACGAAGGCGGCCGGATCAAGCGGGCGGCGCGGCGCGTCGGACGCTATCTGACCAAGGCGCCGTTGCCCGACAAGCCGAAGGCCGCGCCGAAGTCCATCGATGACGATTTCACGCGCGAGGCCAACGAACGCGCCATGCTGGCCTACGACCACGAGCGACAGAACATCCTCGACGCCTACGAGGATCTGGAGTTCCGGGGCGGCGATCAGTGGCCGTCCTATGCCCGGCAGGCCCGCGAGGCGCAGCGCCGGCCCCTGTTCACGTTCAACAGGATGCCGCAGTTCATCCGGCAGGTGACGGGCGATATCCGCCTGATGCGGCCGGCGATCAAGGTCGTGCCTATCGATTCCAAAGCCTCGGATGGGATCGGCAAGATCATGACCGGCATGATCCGGTACGTGGAAAACCGGAGCGAGGCAAAATTCGCCTACGGTCGCGGCGCCGACAATCAGGTGATCTGCGGGATTGGCGCCTGGCGCGTGGCGGCGGAATATGCCGAATCCACGACGTTCAACCAGGAGCTACGGATCGTCGCTATCAACGATCCGGTGTCGGTCCTGTTTGATCCCGACGCGATCCTGCCGACCCGCGAGGACGCGCATTGGTGCTTTGTCCCGATTGACATGAGCCGCAAGCGGTTCGAGGAGAAATGGCCCGACGTTCCGGTGTCCGAGTTCACGTCCTATGACCGGCGGTTCGGGGACTTCTGGTACGGGTCTGACTTCATCCGGATCGCTGAATACTGGGAAAAGCGCCCGATCAAGCGCACGCTGGCGCTGTTCGATGATGGGTCAGTCGTTGACCTGACGGACAAGGATCCGGAGGAGGAGGACGACGCTGAGGCCAAGGGTGCCCGGGTCGAGGAGCGCGACGGATACGAGGTCTATCGTTCCCTGATCACGCTGGCGCATGTCTTGGAGCCGGCCGAGAAGTGGCCGGGCCGATACATCCCCATCGTCCCGGTGCTTGGCGAGGAAGTATCGATCGGCCGCAAGACGCTGCGCCATGGCATCATCCGCTTCGCCAAGGACGGCCAGCGCGCTTACAACTTCGCCCGCACGACGCAAGTCGAGGTTATGGCGCTCCAGCCAAAGGCCCCGTTCCTCGGGACACAGAAGAATTTCGAAGACAACCCGGACGATTGGGCGGCGGCGAACGAAGAAGCCTTGCCGTACCTGACCTATGTCCCCGACCAGTTGAACGGGGGCGCGCCGCCGCAGCGTCAGCCGCCGCCGATAAACTCGCCGGCCCTGTCCGAACAGGTCGCCTTGGCTGACAACGACATGAAGGCGACCACGGGCATTTACGACGCCTCGCTCGGCGCCCGGTCGAATGAGACCTCAGGCGTGGCGATCAAGGCCCGCCAGCAAGAGGGCGATGTCGGCACCGTCGCCTACGTGGAGAATTTCAACCTCGCGGTGCGCCACACCGGCCGCATCCTCGTCGATCTGATGCCGCACATCTACGACAGCGAGCGCCAAATCCAGGTGCTTGGCGAAGACGGCAAGATCGATAGCCTGTGGATCAACAAGGCCGAGTTCTCCGGAGAATTGGGCGATGAACCGGAGGAGCCTATCGAGGTCGGCGCCGAGAAGGACGACGACGATTCGATATCCCCGGAGGGCGTTTCGCAGCATATGCCGTCGTCGCAGGACGAAGGCAGTATCGGGTTCGGGCGCGGAGACGATGGGATTGACATTGACAACGCCCCGGTCGGGAGCGGCGGAGATCTGGAGACGGACGATGACGCCTGCAACATCGATGACGCCTCCCGGCGCATCCTCAACGACGTGACGGTCGGCGCCTACGATGTCGCGATGGAGAACGGCCCGAGCTACACGACCAAACGAGAGGCCGCGCTCGACGGCATGTCGCAGTTGATCCAGGGGGCGCCGCAAGTCGCCCCGCTGATCCTCGATCTGTACGCCAAGGCGCAGGATTGGCCGCTGGCGGACGAAATTGGCAAGCGCCTAGAAGCCGTGTTGCCGCCGCCCATTCAGGCGCTCATTGCGCGCGAGAAGATACCGCCGGGCGAGATCGGCCCGGATGGACAGCCGATGCCCGGCATGGGTCATGGCGGGCCTCCCGGGGCTCCTCCGGGCGCGCCTGGAATGCCTCCCGGTCCTCCCGGAGCCCCGCCGCCTGGAATGCCGATGCCGCCTCCTGGCCCTGGCCCTGGCGCTCCTATGCCGCCTCCGGGCGTCGTCGCATCCGACCAGGCCAAGGCCGCCAAGGCGCAAGCCGACGTTGAAATGTCGAAGATCAATCTGGAGCTAAAGAAGCTCGATCTGGTTTCGAAGCAGCACGACGTAGCGATGCAGCACGCCGATGCGCAGGGCGGCAACCTCGCCCATAGCAAGGTCATTACCGATCTGGTCCACGAGGTCGCCTACCTGCGGGGCGCGATTGACGAGATGCTAGAGGGCATGGGCAAGCCGCCTATTCCCCAGGAAGTGACGGCGGCCGAGCACGAGGCGCCGCAAGAGGGATTAGCTCAATGACGACACCGACGATCCTGCTCCTGACTGCGACCATTCCCGCGAGCGGCACCGTATCGAGCGCCGTCGCGGTGAATAAGGGGCAGAAGTTCATCGGGATACAAATGCCGACCGCGTTCACGGGAACGGCTGTGACGATCAAAAACTCCGTGGACGGAACGACGTTCCAGACCGTTTACGATCCCGTCGCGGGCGCCGACCTTTCCTATAAGGCGGCGGCGAGCAAGTTCGTCAAAATCCCCCTGACCGATCAGGGGAGCTACAACAGCATCCAGATCGTTTCGAATGCCACAGAGGCGGCGGCGCGAAAGCTGACCCTGGCATTCGTCTAGTTTCGTCTGACGCTGGCCGCATGACGTGGCCGGCGCGGCGATTGTACAGGCCCCTTCGGGGGCCTTTTTCATGAGGACGACCGATGACGGACACCAATACGCCGGCTGAAAATCTGGCCGAAGGCGCCCCGACCCCCGAGAACGACACTGAGCCGAAAGAATACGTAACGCTCGCAGCCGATGACGAAGACGACGGCGACGATAGCGAAGGCGAGGAAGGCTCCGAGTCTGACGCCAGCGAGGCCAGCGCGCATAAGCGCCGGTCGGGAGCGGCGAGGGCGAAAGAACGTATCCAGCGCCTTGAACGCGAACTTGCCGAAGCGCGCCAGCCTCTAACAGAGCGGCCCGCACTCCACGAGGGCGAAGACACCGACCTCAAAGAGCCGAAGGAATCCGATTTCGACAACTGGCTCGCCTATCAGCGTGCCCTGCAGCAATACGATTCCCGCAAGGCGTACCGCGATGAACGCAAGCGCGAGGC